GAAACACTTCTTGATGTCCCAATGAAAGCCCACGAATTCCTTTGTCATATGTATTGTGAGCGGCAGTATCCGTAAGACTTGCACTAGGCACCATCTTGCCAGCAGACAACCCAGTCATATTTATTTCCATGTTTCTCAACTGCGGCTCAGTGACCGCATATTGAATATCCAGTCCATTAGGTAATCCCAATGGCTCGGTAACGCTGGGAGTCTTCATGCGGTCATTAAACCACTTGCGAAGTTCTGGGTTAGCCCTCATCGCCTCCATTGCGGCCTCTGGATTGGCTATCCCCGGCCACTCAGGGAAGTATTTTTTTTCTTTAGTTTTTGGATCCTTGTATTCATAAGCAATAATTTTGTCAAAAGCATTCATTTGCTGGCGGCTCATATTCGACAGATCCATTGCCCTCAAGTTGGCATCAGCAAGATGCATGGCAAAGTTATTGGATACTGGCCCCATAGCCAAGTGTTGCGCCATGACACGGTCTGGGTTGTACAGCCTTGCAACATCGGTGATCTTGTTTTGAGCCTGCTGGGCTGGGCCTTCGCCTGATGCCCAGAACAATGGATCGTCCATGTCGGTTTTGCCCAAACCATAGCGGGAGCCGCCCTCTAGCTTGGCGTTAATTGGCACGCCTTGAAGCGACTCTAAGGTAACGTCGGATAGCGTGTAGTCGCCGGGGAAGGCTACGTTGATGTCGCCAACCTTTGGTTGAACTACTTGCGATGGGGGAAGGTCTTTGGTTGGAGATAGTTTGTACTCCAGCCCTTTGACGCGCTGGTTCTCTTTCCTTGAGCGGCCAGCAAGGTTGGTTGTGTCGCCAGCCTTGCCGCTGCTAACGTGTTCGCCAAGCATCTGTCTGCCCACTCGTTCTGCGGCGGCGTTGATCTCGGCTTGAGATTTGGCTGGCGCTCTGGCAAGAACCAAAGGCAACGAGCGTTCTGCTTCAGACTTTGCCGCTTCCCGTGCCAGCCTCTTGGCCTCCATTGCCTGATCAGCGGCCTTGCTTGCCATACGCACTGCGCTCAATCCGCCCCTGACTACCTTGCCTGCGTCTGCCATATGAAGTACCCCGCCTTTTGCTTTGCTGATGTCTGGGTCAGTAGTGTCATAGGTTCCACGATTTCCTGTGGCGGACTTGATTTGGGTTGGCTCAAAAGCTACAGCCAAAGAGTTGCCATCTTTCTTAAGAAGAATCCCGTCATTGCCAAACTGCTTTGCAAATTTAACCAATGAATCACGCTCCTCGTCAAAGAGTCGTGTCAATGAGTTGGAGTCGTCCCCATGCCTTGGCTTTAATCGTATGCCAGTGTTGGCCTCACTCAAACCTTCCAAAGTCAAAGGATTTTTTAAGTTGACATGAGCAGGCATGACGTTTGCCCCCTCTTTCTTAGCCGAGTTTGACGCGGCAAAATCCGCGTACTCAGATGCAATCTTCGGGTCACTTGAAAAAAAGAAACCTTTCTTATCAGCGCCAAATGTGCCGCCAACTTTTTGTTTATCGAATGCGGTGATGTCCGAACTTGTGCCGTGATACAGCCGCTCCTTGACTTTGCTACCCTCCAACATCTTGGCAAGGTTGGCATCACGCTCTGCCGCAGGCAATACACCCTTCTGGGCCTTTACCAACTCACTGGCCTTGGTCAATGCGCCAGTGATACTTTTGCCGAGTTTGCGGAAGTCAGCCATGTTGATCCTATACAGAGTACGGGTTCACCCGCTTCTCTTGGGTGAACTCCAGATAATCATCGTCATTATCAGGGGGTTCGGGGTTGATGTCCAACCAGTTCATGTCCTTGAGTAACCGAATCGCTTGGGTCGCACTGTCTACATAATCGTCGTGGGCTGCATCCGGGAAGGCGCATATCTGACTCAGAAACCCTTCAGCCCAACTGCGGACATAGCCCTTGTGGGTGTCGGACTCGGGTAGCCAGACTCGTCCTGTGGCAAAGATACTCGCGGTGATCTGGAGTCTCTGCATCTTGTCGGCCCTGCCGGGGTTGTACGCCCGGACAGGCAGGTGGGCATAACGCAGTTCTTGGATCAGGGAGATGCCTGCCGCCTTGTCCTCCACTAATATGAGGTCAGGGCGCTTGGCCTCTCGCCCCTCACCGTAGCTGACCCGCCACTCCTCCAGCACCTTGGGCTTGAGTTTGGGGAAGGACAGGTGTTCAGCCCAGCAGTCGATCAGCAAGACGCTCATGGGGCCGTCCTGTGGCTTGAACACCCCCCACGTGGTCATGGCCGTCGGGTCGTTGTGTTCCTTCTCTGAGAAGGCGCAGTCGTAGCTTTGGACGATGTACTCGAACTTGGGGAAGGGCTTGTGCCCCGGCCACAGCTTGAACATATCCCGGCTGACCACCTTGCCGTCTTCGAGGTCGATGATGGAACCCATGACCTCCTGCTCGTACAGCTTACTGCCTTTGTACTGCTCCAGTTGCCGTTTGAAAGTCGGGGCTAGGTTGGCGGCGTTCTCATAAGTGGTGGCGCGGTCGATCACCACATCGTCACCCTCCCTGCCGACCAGATCGAGTATCAAGTCCTTCGGCCTCGGTGTTGTGGTCACAATGACACGGGGCTGGCTGTGTTCCTGCTTGTCTGGTTTGATGCGCAGGCCCATGACCATCATGTCCCAAGCCTCTTGGATGTACTGGAAAGCCGCCAGTTCGTCGCACCAGACGAAGGATGAGTTGATACCCCGCAGACGTTCGTAGGAGTCTGCTGACACCCCCCTGATCTTGGAGCCGTTGGACAGCCTGATCAGGTGATCCTGCTTGTTGTAGTCAGTCACCAATTGGGTGGGGATGCAGGCCAGCAGGCCAGACGGCCCTTCGTAGCAGGTGAACTTCAAGTCGTTACTCGTTGGGGCCACCACGATGGACATGGTGCCGGGGTGAGTCCATGCCCACCACCACAGGGCTTCGGCTGCGCTGCGGGTCTTCCCGGCACCTCTGCCCGCTAATAGAACCCACACTGTGTAGTCCTGCTCCAGCGGGGGAGGCACTTGGTACTTGTGGGCACCTGACACCCAGTTGGCATGGGCAATCAGTGCGATACGGTCATGTTCTTGCCATGAGTCGAACTCGGCGGCTGTTTCCTCGTCGAGCAACTCACTCAGCATGATCTTTAAGCGTGAACACGCCCATATGTCATCCAGCCCTTGAAGTCTCTAACGTGCTGCGGCATTTCTCGATACCCACGGCAGTGTTCAAGGAAGTGAGCCACTCGGTCAGGGATCAGCTTGTCAACGTAGGGGGCGTCTTTGCACCAGATGTTGAGCAACTTCTGTTGCCCATTGGTCAACCCCTCAAGATCACTTATTTGATCTAACCACTCTTTAGTTACTATCATGCCTGACCCTTGGTGATTGTTTGAGCAAAGCACAGCCTAACCGTGTCAAAACAGCGGTTCCGCTCTGTGCCAGACGCTTGACCCCCGGAGCCATGCCGTCGCATCGCACTATCCCAGACTTAATTAACCACCCGGTTCTAGGAATTCGCCCACCGCCCCTGCTCTGGCTTGCTCGTGTTGCAGGGTTATTTAAGACTCCACCACCGACGTACCGCATGGTGTCCGAGTCACTGTGGAAATGCAAAAAGCCGTTTACTACTGCCCTCGGTGGAAGCCCCCCGCTACGCAGAGGGCAAGAGCATGAGTAAACGGCCTTGACCTGTCGCCTTCCACAGCAACAGCCCGACTGTACCACAGCTTGTATGGGGCTGTCAACCAGCACGTTTGGACATCTCAAGATTGCGGATGATGTCGAACAATCGGCTGGATGAGGTCTCTTCCGTGGTAATGGGGGCGGCACCCTCCACGCCATGCACTCCAAGTCTGTCGCCGTACTTCTTGGGCTTCAGCTTCATGGCCGTCCACTTGCGGGCCTCGATGCGTTGCTTTTGCCAAGCAACATACCCGCTGTCCATTCTTACGGCAATCACCTCGCCGTTGCTGTCAAGCACAGGGTTCGTCGCAGGCGTTTCATCAGCAATGTCAACAATCGCGTCAGCGTGTGTTTCAGCCTGTTCTTCACGAGCGCGGGTGTATTTCTCCGTGAACTCAGGATGGCGCAACAACCACTCGTAAACCGCTGACTGAGCAGGCATTCCCGGCTCCTTGAGAATCTTGTTGAGACTCTCTCCTTCTGCTATGCGTATGCAGAGTACATCGGCGATATGAGTGTTGTATGTGGTAGGAGCGCCTACTGGTCTTTTTGCGGGCGCAGAAGGCTTTGCGGCCTTTGAGGCTACCTTGGCCTTCCCAATGGCTTTTGCGGCCTCCTGAGCGGCTTTGGTGTTCTTTGCGGGGCGCTTTGGCCCATTCGGTGTTTCTGGCATGACCCATATTCCCCATAGTGTCGAATGTCGTCAGTGTAAACGATTCGCTATGGGTTTGACAGAACTCTTGGCTTTTAGGGTTGGAAACCTATTGTGTTTTACTTCGCTTTCGGTTCGATACACAAGCCACTTGTGATGGCTTGGGGTGTTTGTTGCCTGCACTCTTCTTCAGTAAGAAAGAAGTTTGGCACCCACACCCAAAATGCAATGAACACTATGAACATTGTACCAATGATTGTCTTCTCAAGCAAGGTTTCTTCTACCACGGCGCGTCCTCAAAGTTGTTAGGGTTGAAGGGTATCGGCTTGCTTGGCAGAGCCGGGGGCAGTTCAGTAGGAAAAGGCCAGTTATCCATTGCGTTCCTTCAGGGCTTGTTCAACAGTTTTGTAAAACACGGTTGCTTCAAATGCTGCCGTGATTATGTTGGTGTCTGATGCTGCGTCATAGTGCGCGTTCACGAGTTGACGGTGTTTCAAGGCAAAAAACTGCACCTCCTCGGGCGTCAGCCCTACCCACTTGCGCTGTGTCATGGCATTGACTGCCTTGTTTACGCTGGACTGCGCCTGCATTTGCCTGCCACAAATGACTCCACGCTCATAGTCTGAGGCAGACTCTCTCCACGGCTCCTGCTCTGGCTGTGCTGCAAAGTGGTCAGCCAACTCCCGCGCCCGGTGCTTGTTGATGCCTTCACGAACCAGATTCACCACAACCATGTCGCGCCATTGACTCGGCTCCTGCTCTGGCTGTGCCAAGGCTTCGCGCAACCGTTCAACTTCCGCCGAAAGAATCTCGGCAACATCGACGCTGCCGTAACCGCCGCCGTCTATGTCATCGCTGTCGTCAGCCGCGCCATTTATCTGATAGCACAGGCTGCGTGCCAAGGCTATGCTGCCGCGCTTCTTGTTAATGCTCATGCTTTCTCTCCTCTTGCTCTGATTTCTTCAGCAATGTTCTCGCTGTAATCGTGCGACTCACCGGTCGCGTATTCTTCGGCCACCTTCGCACAAGCCTCACGTTCGGCAGCGGCAACTAACTCAACAAATGTTTCTAGTTCAGTTTCCGTAAACAGCACACCGTCATGCCGTCCAAGAAAAAGGCTGGGGTATACAGCGCCCACGGAGTCTGCAAGTTCTTTAGTTTTTTCTTTCATTGTGTCCCTCTTGCTCTAATAGCAGCAGCGTATTGCTCATCGCCGTACTCGTCTTGTGCCTCGCACAGTTTTGCACAAGCTTCTCGCTCGGCAGCGGCGATTAGCTTGGCAAAGGCTTCAAGGTAATAGATAAATTTCTCCCTGTCGCGGCCCATGCCGTACCACGACAGACCGGAGGCGTCTGCCATGAGGATGATGTCATCGCGTATCACAGCATGGCCCAGACAAACCCCGCCAACCCGGCAACAAAAACGATGGTCATCA